TTGTTAATAATATGTTGTATGCTGTAGAGTTTATGGAAGATAATCATAAAGAGATGTGTGAGAGATTAGGTGTACCTGTAGATCATCCTCATTATGTGTGTGCTAATGGATTAGAATATCATTATCGTTTTGATGGAACTAAAGGTGATGTAACATTAGACCAGTTTTTTGAGTGACCTTCCAATAGTATGTTATAATATACGTATGGAACTTCGTACACACCAAAAAGAAGCACTTGACGTTATGCGTCATAAGCGTAAGGGAATCATTTGTGTCCCCACTGGTGGTGGTAAGACGATGATTGCCATAGAGCATGCCAAGAGTTTGTTTAGTAAACCTTCACTACTTGGTCATAAGACCATTGTAGTTGTTGCTCCTAGACTACTGCTTGCTAATCAGTTGTGTTCAGAATTTACTGAGCATATTATTGATGCATGTGTTCTACATGTTCATAGTGGAGATTCTGGTAACTACCACTCTGCCACTAAACCTGATAAGATCTCTACATTTTGCTATTACTTCCGTAAGCAGCATAAAATTATTTTTACTACCTATCATTCTTTGCATAAGGTAGTTGAGTCAGGTATTAATGTAGATGCTATTTACTTTGATGAGGCACACAACAGTGTACAAAGAAATTTTTACCCTGCTGTTAAATTTTTTGCAACTAGAGTTCATGGTGGGTGCTATTTCTTTACTGCTACTCCTAAGTTTAGCGGTACTGATAAGAGAGTAGGTATGAATGATAATCTCTTTGGTGGGATTATCTACAATGTACCTGCACCTAAGTTGGTTGAATCTGGTACGATTCTTCCTCCAGAGATTAAGACTGTGACTATTCCTGTTCCTAGAAGGAAGGATGATCATCATCTTGATTGTGAGACTCTTCTAGATCAGATTGTAAATCATGATCATATGGAGAAGGTTCTAGTTGCTGCACCTAACACTAAGGTGTTAATGAGGATGCTTAGTGAGACTGAGTTCTGTTCCTTCCTTGAATGGTTGGGATATGATATATTCTGGATCACTGCAAGGCATGGTGCTTTTATCAACAATAAGAAGGTATCTCGTGATGACTTCTTTGATACTATGAGAGAATATGGAGAAGACCCTGATAAGAAGTTTGTTCTTCTACACTACTCAATCTTGAGTGAGGGTATCTCTGTACCTGGTTTGACATCTCTTATTCTTCTTAGGAATATGAATGTCATTGAGATGTGTCAGTCTGTTGGTCGTGTTATTCGTCCTGCACCAGACAAGCAGTTTGGGAATATTGTTGTTCCTACCTACAGTAATAATGTTGGTATATCAACTGCTCGTCGTTTAGAGACTGTCTATGATACCGCCTTTGTCGAGGGCGAACCTGTAATTGCTAACATGCGATGACTAAACAACTTGATACAAAAGATTATATGGTAGATGGATGGGATCGTGGACCTCATGGTGCTCACCCATATAAGCGTGGTTCACGTATGAATAAAATTGGTATGTGGATTATGTGGATTTTCTACGTTATTGTAATAGTACAAGTATTGTATGCAATTACTATTATACCATTCTTTCCAATTACATTCCTAATGTTATCATTTGGATTGTATATATTATTCCAAGGATGGATAGCAAGATGACTGACAAAGAAAAAGAACTAAACTCCATCTACAATTTCTATAAAGATACTAAGATGGGTTTTGCCACAAGAGATGGATACTATGCTATCCCTCATGCTGGCAGTATGACTCAATTGTGTATTGTACATGAGGGTCAAATGCTAAAAGTTTGCAGGAATGAACAATCTGCTCGTAACTTTATAGCAAAACATCGTAAACTACCTAAAGAAGGAACTGTAATCCTACCATGAAAACCAAAACCAAATTCGTTTGTGTTACTCCTCTTAGTGATTCTGCAAAGGATTACTTTTTGAATAGCATGGACAAATTCCATTCATGTCGAATAAAAGAAGTTAAAGACGAACAGTATTATCTAGAGTCTCTTAACAGGGAGCACTATTTTTGGGTAAATAAAAAAGGAGACACTAATTGGAGGGTAGAATCATGAGTGAAGCAGAAGGTGTAATGAAGTTTGAATCTCAAGTACCTCAAAGTACCTTAGTCAACATTACTGTTGATAGGATGGGTTTAATTGTGATGATAACTGCTGCACATAAGGCAATGCAACAAGTCGATGCATTTAATCTTGGTGATGACCTAGATACTGATGTAACTCCATTCCATGATATGAGAGATACTCTTATCGAACAATATAAGACAGTATACAATGATGAGGAGTATAAAGCAGCACTTGATCTCTAATGCATATTGTACTAGAATGTGAATATAATATTACAGAGTATTTTATCAAGTGGTTAAAATACTTTATGATACGTAGTGATTTTCATAGGGATGAGACACATAGTTCACTCTCTGAAGATTGCTTTGCGACTACTAACATTCTAGGTGTTATCAAAGATCCTGTGTTTGATGAATACATTGCGTATTTAAAGGACATAGTTGAAGCGGTAACTAATAAGAAGTTAATTTATCATTACCTACATATGATAAGTTATGATGCTGGTGGGTATATGACTCGCCATAGTCATGAACATAATGAGGATTATAGTTTTATACTATACCTCAACACATGTAAGGATGGTGCAACTGTTTTACATTATGATGATTGTGAACACCATATAGCACCTGAGAGAAATAAGATGCTAGTGTTTAGTTCCGACACTGAACATTCTGCCAAATTCTCTGATTCTAAACAAATATTAGTCGGTGGACTTAAACTAAAACTATGAAGGATCAAAACACTATTGGAAAAGAAGAAACTGCTGCTGAGAAGTGGGATCGTGGTAAGACTTTAATGTTGGAGTCCTTATATAAACCAGATCATAAACTCAGAGGTTGTGCTCACAACCAAGGGTGCTATGATGAATTGATGACTATTAAAGATCTAGTAATAGAATACGTAAGGACTTTAGAAAATGTACAAAGCACTTCCTAATTGTTTACATGTTAAGGATAGTCCTGTCGCAGGGCAAGGATTATTCGCTACACAGGATATACCAGATGATGTTTATCTTGGCATATCTCATGTAGTAGTGGATGAAGAGATTATGAGAACACCTCTTGGTGGTTTTGTAAATCATAGTGAAGATCCAAACTGTGTTAAAGTTTTTGAAGAGGAGCAGTGGGGTAAGATATATCATATGAGAACTATTAAAGATATAAAAAAGGGTGAAGAACTATTCTTGAAGTATACTTTTTATAATGTCTAAAGCATCTCAATTCATACTTGATTTTATTTTAAGTGAAGAGATCACTAGTAAACTTCGCTCCAAGGCAGAAGCGGAGGGAATAGATATGTTGGAATTAAAGAGAGCAAGGAAGAGTGTAATAAACTATTTGCAGGAGATATCATGTTAAGTGATGATTACAGTGGTCCATATTTAAAAAAGTTTGCTATCCCTTTTTTTAAAGGGAAGATATCAGATTGGGATACTAAGAGAGAATCAATACTTCAGATACTTGATAGGTTTAAGGATAACATGGTAGAAGGTGATCAGTTAACTGATTATAATTCTAATCGTCAGTATCATTTTTTATTAGAAGGAATATTGATGGATGATCTTATCAGAGTTAAGAATGATTTTGGTATAGAAAAACAAATTAGAATTAACTCTGCATGGTTCCAGCAATATAATAAAGCACATGCACATTCAGTTCATAATCATGGGTTTGGTGGGTTCAGTTCAGTTCTTTATTTAAAGTATGATCCAGATCACCATAAACCAACTACTTTTGTTGCTCCCTTCTTAAATAATATGGATGGTAATGTATTTGAATATATACCAACTGATGTTGAAGAGGGAACTTTGATAGTCTTCCCAACAAGTTTACCACATTATGTTCCACCTAACACATCTGATGTTGATAGGTTAATACTATCAATGAACATTAACTAATATGCTTAAAGTTCCTCATGAGTTCCAATTGCATGTCACCCATTCTTGTAATTTAACATGTGAGGGTTGTACTCATTATATGAATCAGGGTCATAGTGGTAATTTATCACTAGAGGATGCTGACGAATGGATGAGTAATTGGAATACAAAAGTCATACCTAAGAGATTTACCTTGATGGGTGGTGAACCTTCACTACATCCAGACTTAGGTGATTTTGTGCTGCTTGCTAGAGAGAAGTTTGCCAATACCGATATTGAGATTGTTAGTAATGGATTCTTTTTATATAAACATCCAGAATTGTGGAAGCAGTTGGTAGATACTGGAACAGTATTAGGTGTATCTGTTCATAGTCAGACTGATGCTGTATATGTGGAGAAGTTTAAACCTGTCTATAAATTAATGCAAGATTGGATTAAGAAGGGTGTTAGAGTAGAGTTAAGACCATCTATTGTTCATTGGCAGAGACAGTATAAAGGATTTGGTGATCAGATGGAACCATATGAGGATGGAGATCCAGTATCTAGTTGGTCTAATTGTGTATCTAAGTTATGTGTTCAATTATATCAAGGTAAACTATGGAAGTGTCCTGGTTTAGCATACCTACCACTACAAGCAGAGAAGTATGATTTATCAGAGAAATGGGATTTATATTTAAAATATATACCACTTGATAAATATGCTACACGAGAAGATATTAGGAAGTTCTTCTTGCGTAAGTCTGAGATATATTGTAGCATGTGTCCTGCTAATGTGGAGAAGTTTAAACCAGAAGATCCATTGTTACCAGTCTCCTATTGGAAGAGAAGATATGAAACCTGATTGGGAACCTCCATTACATGATGACCCTAGAACTGTAGAGCACTTTGACTTTTGTGATAAGAAGATCTATAGGGCATATAATCTATTAAGTTCTTATGATAGGAATAACTTAATAGAGGAGGTTGAGCATGAATTGGAGCAGCATGAGGATAAGTGGGATAGATGTACTGAAGTTACCAATTATCTGGTAAATAGGAAGTTATGGCATATGCAATCATGGAGGTATTTTTTTAAATTAATTAAGAAACATTTGTATGATTATTCAGAGTTGGTAGGAGATGAGAGTATCAAAGATCTTCATGTTGCTTCATGTTGGGCAAAAAGAATGAAGGGTGTAACTCAGAAGTTATATGATGGTCAACTCTATATAAATTATGGTAATGTTCATAAGCATGAGTATTTTGATCTTGGGATGATATATTATCTCAAGAATCCATCTAGAATTTATGGAACTTTGATAGAGAATGAGGGTAGAGAGATAATTATTCCAGGTGATGAGAATTCTCTATTAATACATCATTCTAATATCAACCATCAACCAGTCAATCCAGAACCATTGGTTGCTCAGAATTATTATAGATGCGTCATTGTTGTTGACTTTGTTAGTCCACTTAAGTTAGAATACTTCAAAAAGAGAAATGCCCAGTAGTTATGAGAGGATACTACAAATAACTGTTCTTAACAAGATTAAGGATAGAGATATATCCAAATTAACTGGTGATGAATTGGACTGGTTAAAGACAAGACCAGATATTATGGAGACTATCAATGAAGCAGCAAAGTATAATAAACTTAGGGATGACCCCTACTACAAAGATGTTATATCTGGTACAATAGAAGAGATTCTAATAGATCTTGGATTACAAAACCTAGAGGCAGATGTTTAAACAATTACATGGTACATTTACAGTAGATCAACTTACCAAAACTGGTAAGAAGATAGAGTATGGTATGGATACACCAATAGGATTTGCTGGGATAAGATATTCATATGTAAGACTTAAAGAGGATCAGTTACTACAGGTAATTCCTTCAAGGTATAGAGATAGATGTACATTCTCTTTGATGGAAGTAAATCATAAGATACCTGCACATACTGACAGTGGTATTGAAGCAATCATAAACTTTTATATTAGAACTGATAGGATGTTTACTCAATTCTATCATCCTAGAGATGATGTTGAGTCTTTTCAGATTAAGAATCAAACTGATGGTGCAATATTCCATGATAAGTATTTGAAGAAGTCTTGTAGGTTTATGGCACATGAAGGTGATGCATACTTATTGAATGTATCTAAACCACATGCACTTATACCTTCAGAGAAGGGACCAATCAGGAGAACTGCAATTTGTATGCAGTTACTTGAGACAAGTTATGATGAAGCATTGGATATGTTGAGAGAGACGGAGTATATTAATGATTAAAATAATTGATAATTACTTGCAACCTGATGAGCATGAACAAATTCGTGCATATTTCATGGGTGAAATGGATGATGGAACTCTTGAGGGTTCTTGTAATTGGAATTTTGTGGATGGAATTGCACAGATAGGTGACGGACATTGGCATTTTGCATCATTTATACATTCAATGTTTGAGGTGAGAGTTCCAAAAGCATATGAGTTACTAAAACCTCTTATCATGAGAGCAAATATGTCTTCTATTGCTAGAATTAAAGCAAATTGTATGATGAGAACAGAGGAATTGATGGTATTTGAAGATGGGTATCATTGTGATTTTCCACATACGTTGACTACAGGAATATATTCTATCAATACTACTGATGGATATACTAAATTTGAAGATGGTACGAAGGTTGAGAGTGTAGCAAATAGATTTTGCATATTCCCATGTGGAACTAGGCATACTGGAACAACATGTACAAAAACAGATCGTAGACTAGTAATTAATTTTAATTATGTTAGTCATGATTATATGATAGACCACAAATGATTGATGTTATTGACGACTATCTAAGTGAAGAAGATCATAAGTTAATCTATGATTATTTTACAGGTGCAATGGATCAGGGTGATCTTGCCAATTCATGTGCATGGATATTTTTTCCAGGCACAACTAGCATTGATGATGGACACTTCCATTTTACTCAGTTGATCTTTGCACAACATAGTATTATTAGTCCAGCATTTAATATGCTCACACCTATCATTAAGCAAGAAGAGATGACTGCTATTGCTAGGATTAAAGCAAACTGTGTTCTTAGGACTCCTGAGTTGATAGAATTTACTTGGGGATTTCATACAGATTTTAATAATAATGAGATAACTGCAATCTATTACATAAATGATAATGATGGTTATACTTTGTTTGAGGATGGTACGAAGGTTGAGAGTGTTGCTAATAGATTTGTAAGATTCCCTTGTACTACAAGACATACTGGTACTACATGTACTGATACAGATCGTAGATTATTAATCAACTTCAATTACCATGTATGACATCGAACAGTTAGAGTTACACGTCACTCATGCTTGTAATTTTACATGTGAGGGATGTTCTCATTATTCTAATCATGGTCACACTGGTAATATATCATTGGATGATTGTGAAGAGTGGTTATATGGGTGGAGTAAGAGAGTAAAACCAAAGACATTTACTATACTTGGTGGTGAACCAACATTAAATAAAGATCTACCTGAGATTGTTTATATGGTTAGGGCAATGTTCCCTGATCCTACTACTGGGATAGATGTAATAACTAATGCAACAGGATTACATCTGCAACCTAGATTACCACAAATGCTTGTAGCAACTGGTGCTACTTTAGCAGTATCAATTCATAGTACAGAACATCCAAATTATATTAAGAAGTTTAAGCGTGGGTACAAACTTGCTAAGAAGTGGAAGCATGATCTTGGTGTGTGGGTAGAGTTCTGGGACTTCACTAATAAGGAGTGGGTTAGACAATACAAGGGATTTGGTGATAGAATGATGCCATACGAGGATAATAATCCTAGGAAGAGTTGGGAGGTATGTATATCAAAGTATGCCATGCAGTTGCATGAGGGTAAACTGTGGAAGTGTCCAGCATTAGCATATTTACCAATGCAAGCAAAGAAGTATAATTTATCTGATAAGTGGAATCCATACTTAAAGTATCAATCATTAGATGTTGACTGTACTGATGAAGAACTTGAAGAGTTTTTAAATAGAGAAGATGAATCATTTTGTTCAATGTGTCCTGCTAATCGTGATGTATATACTAAACCAGATCCAACATTACCTGTAACTTATTATGAGAGACTACACGAGAGAGTATAATCTCTTTAAACTTAAGCATCCATTTATAAAGTTCTTTAGTATTCAGGACAGACCTGATACTGTTGATTGGTTTGATCAAGATACTAAAGAACGTGCTAAGAAGAACTACACACCTGAATGGAAGTATGCAACCAAGAGGATAGAGTATCATGTTAACTCTGATGGTTATCGTACAAAGGAATGGAGTGATGTTCATTGGAAAAATTCTATAGTTCTGTTAGGTTGTTCTTATGTGTATGGGGTTGGTGTTGCTGAGGATGAGACAATATCCTATCAATTAGAGGATATGATAGGTCACCCTGTAATTAACATGGGTGTGCCTGGATCTTCACCAACATTTACAATACATAATCTTTCATGTCTATTGGCACAGTATAAACCCAAGGGTGTGGTCATTGGATGGTCTGGATCTGGTAGAGCACCATACTATTCTGATGAAGTAACTCATTGTGGTAATTGGTTAGAGGATGATGCTGGTATGGGTTTAGCATGGAGATATAATAAGAGTCATGGTGAGATAACTTCTCATTTGTGTAGACAGATTGCTCAACAGTTATGTCATGATACACCATATGCAGACTTCACTCTCTTTAGGGATAACCAGATAGGTGCAGAGTATATACCACAAGTGGATTATGGTAGAGATATGGCACATGCTGGGTGTGAGACTTATAACAACGTAGCAAAGTATGTTGCTGGACAATTAGTATTATGATATAATCTATACTAGTAGAAAACAATCTATGGCAAAACGAACCTTCACCCAAGAGAAGAAGAACCCTAAGCATACAAATGTATGGGAATGGGAAGAGACTCCAGAAGTTCTCAAAGCACTAGAAAATCTTCATAATAACACACCTAAAACTGACAATGGATAAAGTACCTCTAAATATGGAAGAACTTACGGATGCTGCGGATGAATTCTTCCCTGCATTTGATTTTGTTATGACCAGATTACCAGAGGGAACACCTGTTAAGGATATCCTTCATGTAATGGATGTCGTTGCTGACATTGGTTTTAGGAATCGTGATCGTAAATCTAAAATAGTAGGATTTGTACATTGTGAAGATCCCGTGGAATAGGTTTGATACCTATGATTTTTGGAAGGCAGTCTTCCACAACATTACCAAAAGAAAAAATGAGATTCTTTTTAGACACCGCAAACATAGAAGAGATTGAGTCACGTTATGATACAGGACTTATTGATGGGGTAACAACAAACCCTACCTTAATACTTAAGTCAGGTCGTACTCAACAAGAAGTAATCAGAGAGATTGCAGAACGCTATCCTCAGATGGAGAGTATATCTGCTGAAGTAGTTGCTGATACTGCTGATGATATGATAGCACAGGCAGAGACATACTATCCTATCTCACCTGCTGTTACTATTAAAGTACCATGCACAGTTGAAGGACTTAAAGCATGTAAGAGGTTGAGTGATAATGGTATCCCAACCAATGTAACATTGGTATTCTCTGTTGCTCAAGCATGTTTAGCAATGAAGGCAGGTGCTACATACCTATCACCATTTGTAGGTAGACTTAACGACAATAGTTTTAGTGGTGTAGAACTAATTAAAGCAATTTGTGGAGTTAAGAAGGAACATAAGATGCCTACTAAAATCTTAGCAGCATCTATTAGAGAAGCACATCAAGCATCACGTTGCTTGTTATATGGTGCTCAGGTACTCACACTACCACCAAAGACATTTGATAATATGTACAAGAGTGTACTGACTAGAGAAGGTCTTGATCTATTCAATCGTGACTATGCGGAGGCAAGTTTAAATGCTGGAAATTAATACTACCAAGAACAAAGAACTTGGTCTATGGGACATCACTGCTACCCTTACACTTCCACCTATTACTGTAACTAGGTTAAAGAAGGATAAGAATGACATTCAATATGAATTGCGTAATGCATTTAGTGAAGTCATTCAAGAGATTGTAGAGAAGCATTGTGATGAGGAGATCTAATGGCAAAGATCTATGAGTCTCCTGATGGTGGCAAGACAGTCTATGTTAGGGATACTGATACTCCAGACAAAGAGAGGGAACTCTTATTTGATTATAAGTTGATGGATGCTGAATTACAAGCAAACTCACCTTATAATGATGGGTGGACTCAAGAGATGTATCGTGAGTATGCATTAGAACGTAGGAAGGAATTACAAATGCCCCAAGTTGAAGAGGAACTTTGGCCTGCATGGATCAAGATGAATCTAACTGAGGAAGCAATGGAGAGGTATGGTAGTTGGAAGGCAATGCAAGATGATGGATGGGAGTTGACAGAAGATGGGTTCTGGATAAATGACGGATCTAAAAAGGTGCTAAATAAAGAATAAAGGAATAACATTATACAATGTCGGCAATTCTTACAGCGACGGGTGTCACCTTCAGTGATTCTACCTCGTTAAATTCAAAATACGCTGTGGTAGAGCAGGGTGCTGCTATGGTTTTCTTCCAAGCAGCAGCTCCGACTGGATGGGTTAAAGAGAACGCACATAATGATAAAGCATTACGACTTGTTAATGGTACTGGTGGTGGATTTGGATTTGGTGGTACTTCAGGAGCAGGAGGTTTAACCTTCTCGCAAGTATTTCCAAATAATACATCATCATTGAATGTTCCGTTTAGTGCTACTACAGTTGTGACAGGTACAGTTGGTGGTACTACTCTAGCAATCTCTCAAATACCTGATCATACTCACAATTCACTAACTGGTGGTGCTGCTTCTGCTTCAGGTGGTGGTAGTAACTTCAGGGTTACTGGTAGTGCTCCTACTGGTAATGTTGTGTCTCCTAGTGGACAGATAGGACAACCACATGATCACCCGTTTAGTGGACAAGCAAACTTCTCTGCTAATGGAGCAGGACAGATTGACTTAAGACTTCAGTATGTTGACGTATTAGTCTGTACATTTAGTTGATATGGCAAGATTAACTGCGAATGGAATACAATTTGATATAGCAAATGCTAATAACTCCATTAATTCATATTATTGGATGTATCCTGCTAACACACAGAAGTTATTCTGGGAACCTTCAGCACCTCCTGGTTGGACTCAGATAACAGATGCATCTGTTAATAATAAAATGCTGAGAGTTGTGACTGGAACAGGTGGAGGATTTGCTTCAGGTACGTTAAACTTTACCACAGGTCTCTCTGGTACTAAAGACATTGATATAACAGTTAATGAGACAGAGAATATTGTACCACCAGCAGGTGTACCAAAAGTAATTGGTGATCATACTCTAACAGTGTCACAATTACCAGAACACCAACACGTTCATACATTGGGACCTACTGGAGGTTCTAATGCTACACCATTTAGTAATGCTGGTGCTAGAATCATTGATGGATCAACTAACACTGGTGGAGTATTAGAAGGAGCAGGTGGTGGTCCACATGATCATCCTTTTGGTGGAACAGTAACAATTCAAGGAACATATACAGCACAGGTTAACTTGGCAGTTCAATATGTCGATGTTATAATGTGTAAATTAAATTAGAATTATCTAAATAGTGATTTGATATAGTATGGCACAGTTAAAACCAGATGATTTTTGTCCATTGATACAAGACAAGTGTAAAAAACTTGGTTGTTCATGGTACACACAAATTAGAGGTGCTAACCCACAAACAGGTGAAGCAGTGGATGAGTGGGGATGTGCTGTAACATGGTTGCCTATGTTATTGATAGAAACATCACAACAATCTAGATCTACTGGTGCTGCTGTTGAGTCATTTAGGAATGAGATGGTGAAGGCAAATGAAACTAACATAAATGTATTATCTGCTGCTGCACAGATGATGCAAGAAAGAAAGATCATCAATGCTACTGAGGTAGATACAAATGATGATAATGACCATACTCATAAACTTGGAGGTTCAAAATGAAACAATTTACATTAATTGAACAGGATCGTTATATTAAGATTGATGGAACTGGTATATTCTTTACTCCAGAGGATTGGCCCTTTACAGACATTGAGCATCTATGGGCAATACAATGGAAGGATGATGGAACTCCTGATGGTGAGGGTTGGGTAGAGTATGATAGTGCTATTCCAAATACTCCTATTGCAAAGTGTCAAATTGAGAAGTATGTTAATCATCATACAACAGAATTAAATAAGCAGATAGACGAACAGAAGAGAAAGGAAGAAGAAGAGAAGAAGAAGTCAGTGTCTTGGGAAGAAGCAATGGCAGAGCTAGAGCTTCAGATGGATAGCATGCAAAAGAATCATGATGAGTATGTTAAAGACTTAGAGAAGGATCATGATATGCAAATGCAACGTATGTGGTCAACCACTGAGATGCATGAGAAAGAGCATAAGCAACAGATGGAGTTCTTGATGAAGGATCATGAACTACAAATAGAACGTATTCAACATCAAACCAAACAAGATCATGATACATTTTTTGAGAATCAAGATGCTGCTGAAGAGGTAGCAAATGATAGTAAACAGATGTTTGAATCTGTTCCTACAGATTCGCAAGTGACTCTCTTCGATGGTGAAGTTGATGAATCATTATTTGATGATGCCATAGATGATAGTTATTTTGAGAATGTAGTTACATCTCCAGAGGTTACTGGTGAGGTAGAAGTACCAGCAGAACCAGCACCACCACAAGGAGATGACTTCTTTAAGAACTTTGATCTTAGCACACTGGATGATGAATTCAACCTAGAGATGATGTTTGAAGACGAGAATGAACCAGAACCAGTGGTTAAAGAGATTGAGAATCTTATTGCTGAAGATGATGATGCTAAGGTGAGTGATAATGACAAATGCTGTTAAAGTTAAGGAGGCAGATGGTTTGGCAGACCACGAAATTAGAGAAGGACGGAACCATGAAGAGAGGAAAAATTTTAGAAAAACTGCTAAACGATTGATCAAAGTTGCCAAGAAACATCCAGAGTGGTATACTAGGGAGGATGTTCAGTATGCTAAACTGATCAAAAGAGTCAACAAAAAGACAAAACCAGAGAACAAAGAATGACTGTCATAGGATTTGCCCTATTTGGACTTGCTTCATTCGCATTAGCGGGTGCAGCATTTGCTCTGATGTGGAAGAATCTAGCAGACATTAACAAACCTATTAAGGTCTATGTTAATGATGAGGAGATTAAACAAGAGAACCCATTGAGTTCTAGTAATCACCCAGAAGTAGCAGAGATTGAGAAGGATGAAGAGTTACTGGTTGTAAACTTCCCGACTCCTGAGACTCGTGATGATCTCACACAATCCTTACAGGATCGTATTAAAGAACTAAAAGAGTTAGACTGGGATGACGAGGATGAAGATGACTCTGATGATGACGGCGATGTACCTGCCGTAGTGCGGAGATGAATTATGGAATCCTTTGTTATTGAATTAAAAGTGGGTGATAAGATTGACGTTGGTAAATTTAGAAACGTCAGAACTACTATCACAGATATAAGTTTAGATGACCACGGTCAACCAGTTGTCCATACGGATAAGGGTGAGCGTAAAGCATTGGCGTTTAGACTTAGAAAGTTAGATGTATAAGATACTTCAACCTTTTGCTCCCATGATATATCATGGGCAATGCTCAGAAGAATTTTTAAAGTTTTTACAGGATTCATTAGATCCTACATGGGAAGAAGGTGAGAATATGAGTCATGTTCTTGCAGGTAATATGGAAAAACAATTCAAGATGGTATCTGATCCTGCAACATTTGTGGAATACATATACCCACATGTTTTGAATTATGTTAGAGCATGTCATGAGAGATATAATGAGTATGTACTTGAACCAGATCAATATGATGTTAGTAAATCTGAAGGTGTAACTGCTGTTAAATTTGACTTCCCAGCAGCACCTTGGATTAACTTCCAACATAAGCATGAGTTTAATCCCATACATATGCATGGTGGAGCATTGAGTGCTGTTATAATGATAGACATACCAATAGAGATAGAAGAGAGTTTTAGAGAGTCACAAGGTAAAACTAACATGCCAGCAGCAGGACTGTTGGAGTTTGTTTATGGTATTGGTGGATGGTTACATTCTGGATCACATAAGGTTATACCTAAGACTGGTGACTTCTTTATATTCCCTGCTAACTTGAAGCATGGTGTATATCCATTTACTGTTGATGTCCAACGTGTTAGCATGTCATTTAATTTAATTGATGTGGAGGTACAATGAACGAGAAGTTGACTGAGAACAACTATCTGATTGTTCCTAATTTTATATCTGCTGAGAGAGCAGATTCTTTAGCATCTGACTTTAAGGATTATGCTAACAAGTTTGATATTAAGAATGATCCACAAGTTGAGAAGTGTCTTGGTAAGTATGATTATATCTCCTTTGTAGAGTTATTATGTGAGAAGAATGTGCAGGTATCTCAACTGGTTGGTGAGACTGTATTACCAACATATACTTACGCAAGGATATATGAGAAGGGTGCAGTTCTAACACCACATGTCGATAAGGAAGAGTGTGAGATATCATTAACAGTTAATCTTGAGTGTGATATACCTTGGTCAATATGGATACAGACACCTAAAGGTGAGAAGAAGGAAGTTGAATTAAATCCAGGTGATGCTATGATATACTTTGGTATGACTGCACCACACTGGAGAGAAGAGTTTGCAGGTAATATATGTACCCAAGTGTTCATGCATTATGTTAGAAGCAGAGGACAGTATGCTACATTCTATTTTAATAAGGATCGTAAGGTTGTGACAGATTCCAGTAAGGTTGCTTTCAATCATTACCCAGTTATTGAACCAGCAAATGTTATCATTGATGATTCTTTTAATAAACCACAGAAGAAGAATACTCTCGACGAGTATATACAGGTTTATGATAATATATTGACCGAGGAGGAGTGTGATAAGATACTAGCAGAGTATGAGGACTGTAGTGATTGGTATCAAGCAAAGGTTGGTGATGGTGTAGAGAAGAATCATGTTAGGAATTGTGAGATAGTACACATATCAACCAGTGATATAGTTAACAAGAACTATGATCGTAGGAAGGAGATTGATACCATAGTCTTTACTAAAGCAGGAGTTGCAGCACAGAAGTATATTGAAGAGTTCCCTATGTGTACTATCAGTACTGATAGTGGATATGATCTCTTGAGGTATCACTCTGGAGGATTCTATACTATTCATACAGATAATTATGCGAAGAGTCCAAGAACAGTTGCAATGTCATTGATGTTGAGTGATGATTATGAAGGTGGAGAGTTTGCATTTTTTAATAGAGATACAATACTTAAACCTTCCAAAGGATCTGCTGTAGTCTTCCCTGCTAACTTCATGTACCCACATGAGATCATGCCAATTCTCTCTGGAACTAGATATAGTATCATAACTTGGTTCACATAATATAAAGGAATCGTTAAGAGTTGACGAATTTGTATATATACAGTACAATATGTCTTTAAACCAACATATTTGTATCGTATGGCACTTTCTGATCAGGTAACCGACTCTCTTGACGATGCTGAAGCGAGTCTTCGTAATGCTCTTGCCTTTGCTGCTCGTAATGAGCGACCAATGATTTGTAGAGAAATAGCTAAGATGATCTCTCAGATTGAAACGATACAACATGCTGATGGTATACTAGATACATTAGAGAATCGTGAACACGGATCAAGTGGTTCATTTGGTTCTCACTTCAATCCAACCGACGACTAGGAGTAAACTAATGATCCCATTAGATCAAACATACGAATCTTATCTTAAAGGAGATAAGAAGTTCCGCATTGATGGAATAGAAGAACGAGTAAGAGGATATGGATGGCACTGTGATGGTAATGAACTTAAAGGTCATTATGTTACCACAGATAATTACAAACTCTTTTATGATATGCAAGGTGGATTTGTAAGGAAGGAAGAGATCAGTCACTTAGTAACTATATAATATAGCATTTGGTAACGTGAATGGACGATGATCTACTTCGGTTGTATGAAGATGGGATTAAGACGTTAGGAGATATTAAAGAGGATTATGCTGCTCGGTTGGCAGCAAGAAAGTACAGTCCAGAGGAAGTTCTATTAAAGACAGGACTCCTCTGTCTTAAATTAACAGAGAACTATTTTGCTGAACAGAAGTATATTGCAGATAAGGAAGAGGATGATGTTAAGAAGAAGTTTAAAAAGAGAGAATTAGAGAACAACTATAACATAGGATCATTTATTATTGATGACAATAATAGAAAATATTATAGAGTCTTACAGTTGACTGATGATGACGACTGTAAGACTCATTGTTTTATTGGAATGACTGATGGTGTGGTATATAAACCACGATCACAGACAGCAGCAAATAAAAAGATAACATGGGATTTGAATGAGTGTCTAAGACTTGCTGACTGGAGAGGATTCTATCTCAATCCAGATCCAAAGAACAATATGCCACTTTAAAGACCTACACACTCTGTATGTACTAGGAATATAATTGCGT